TCTTGCTGCATTAAGAACATTTGAATTAACACTTCCATTTTATTCTCGTGGATTAATGCTTAGATAATTTAAAACAGGAGTATGCTATGGCATTGGAAGAAGGAAAAAGAGCAAGGTTGAAACAACCGACTGTTGAAGGAGTTGTAGTTGATGTGCAGTACAATAAGAAGGAAAGATGTCTTGAGCATTGTCTTGAATGGACTACGGATGTTAATAATGATGGAGTGGTTGAAACTCATCGTCGATGGTTTCTGGAATCTGATTTGGAAGAGGTGATGTGATGGAAGAGAGCAGAGCTGAATTTTCACATGGCCTCTCAGATCAAGGTGCAAGCGTTGGCAGAGGTGTTGAGTCAATAGAGCAGTCTAAAGCTATTGGTCGGTATGGCATCGAGTGTATTGGACCGGTTGAAGAATTTCGTTCACAGTATGTTTTACTTCGTGACAGGATTCTTGCATTTAAGCAGATGAGTAAAGTTCGACGATTCTTGCAGAAGGCAAACATTGCAAAGCTGCTGTCTGAATTTGCTACAATTCCTATGGAAGTGAAGTGGACTGAGGATTTCGCCAATCTTGTTACTACGGCCGGCAAGAATGATATGCTTGATAAGTATCTTGCTGGATCAGCCTATACTGCTGCTTGGTATATTGGTCTGATCGGATCGACTTCATATACAACTGGTGCAGCTGTTACTGATACTATGGCCTCTCATGGTGGTTGGGCTGAGGATGTTGAATATTCCCAGGCAGCTAGGCCAACCACGGCATGGAGCGCAGCAGCAGCTGGGAGTAAAGCTCTTTCTGCAGCATGTGTTTTCTCAATTAATGGTGATGGAACTACAATAAAGGGGTGCTTCCTTAATTCTGTAGCCACCAAGTCAGGCACTACTGGTACTTTATTTTCTGCTGGATTATTTACTGGCGGCGACAAAGTTCTTGCCAACGGTGATACGTTGAATGTTAGTTATACTGCAACCTTGACTTAAGGATTAATGTGGGTGCAGTTCCAACATACGTCAATCAAGGTGTATTTACAGCTGGTACTGGAGCATTATCTGTTCCGGTGCCAACTGGTTATGCTGATGAAGATATTCTTGTCCTGCTTGTTTCTTCAGCAAATGAGACTATCTCTACGCCTGGAGGTTGGACTGAAGTAACAAATAGTCCTCAAGGTACTGGTACGGCTGGTTCAGCTGGTGGAATTAGACTTGCTGCCTTCTGGAAGTTAGTATCAGGATCACAGTCAGCTGTTTCAGTGCCAGATTCTGGCAGCGTTACTACGGGTCAGATGTTTCTATTCAGGGGGATAGATAATGCAGGTCCAATTAATATTACAGCTGGAAGTGTCAATACCCCTGCCTCTACATCCTGGTCATGTCCTGCGGTAACTACTACTATTTCGAATTGTCTTATCTTGCTCTGTCTTGGTCAGGATCGTGATGCTAATTCTACCACATCACTTACTGCTTCATCTAATGCTAATCTTGCTAGTCTGACTAAACGCGCAGATGAGACAGTAAATGCTGGAGCTGGTGGTGGATTAGGACTTTATACTGGTAGTAAAATAGTTGCAGGAGATACTGGTGTAACTTCTGTTACTAGTACAGCAACTACTACAGCTGCATTTATCACTATTGCTCTGGCTCCACCGACTACTTTTGGAGTGTCACAGTCAGAATCTTCAGCAATAAGTGATATCATTGGTGGTGGTGGTGGAGCACCTATTGAAGCAGCACAGGCAGAAACAGTAGCAGTCAGCGAGACAACTGTCGGGGTAATTCCCACAACTGCCTCGCAGACTGAAACAGTATCAGCGACTGAAGAGTGTATACCATACAAGAAGGTTACGGTTGTCGGGGTTGTGACCTTGTCATTCAAAGACAATGGCACAGTCCTAAACCAGGGGAGAGCTGGGACAGAACTTGTTACCGTACCTGAAGGTGCTGACTTTTGTATTTTGTTTCATGGGTCGAGGCAATCGAATGTGGACTCGGAAACAGAAGATGATCATTTCCTCATGGGCGAGTATTGGCTCGGAGGACAAACCTTCACTCTCGGGGCAAGGAGCCAGGAACTCGACGAGTTGGTTGGCGACAACAGATATATATGTGATGTTGCGGCCTATCTGCTGCCAGCTCCACCGCTTGGAGAGCAACTTTTCGGGTGGTCATTCTACCCTATATCTGATACGCATTCTTTCAGTCTGGTCTTTTACGCGAACGTTCATCAAACCGACCCATTAGTGTATCAGCCAAGTAACGGATTGTATTACAGGTCAGGGTGTACCACGACCCTGACGCTTACGGACAGAAACCTTGTTGTCGTGGATGAGGAAGGAGGCTTGACTGTCGGTGCTGCCGCTACACTTCCAGGAACGCCCGTAGCTACAATAGACGTTAACAACCAAATGGTCAGAGTTGTACATGGTGACGGGTCGTATCCTAACTATGTTATTACGATGATCGGTGACTACGTTGCTGATGCTGCCGACCGATTTTATTTCGACGATCTTGTTTTCGCCGGGTACCTCTCCTTTTCTTTGCGAAAATCAGTCGGAGAACTGCACAGGGTGGCACAAACAGAATCAATCGGCAGCATATCAGATGCAAGTATTGGACAAGACCAGACTCAGTATATGCATTCAGCAATCACAGAAACTCTTGCAGTAGCTGAGGCGGGAAGTTCTAACAATGCTGAAAGCGTAGACTTAGAAGATACAGTAGTTATAAATACAGTCCTTGACGGAGAAGCTGTTCCTTCTGGAGCTGAGATAACTGAAATATCAGAGATAACTGATGAAGAAGATAGCTTTGCTACAAATGAAGGATTTGATCGTGGAGTAGGTGAAGGATCAGTATGTAGTGATAGTATAGAATCAACTGTTACCATTGATAGAGGTGCTGCTGATTCTCTACCTGTAAGCCAGATTAATGGACCTTATGTAGATATCCCAACAGAGATAATGTTCTCTGATAGTCGATCCTATCAGATTCATGATTATGCTAATACAACTAGTGGTGGTCGCGCAGTCACTATTCATGCTAATACTAATTTATTGCTTTTTGCTTATCACACACTATTCTACAATCCGGCATGGATTCAGGAAGGAAACTATACATTAACATTGGGTGGTGTACCATTTGTACATCTTGCCAATACTAATGCTGCCGGGTATAATGTGATGGTAGCATATTTTAAGAATCCAGAATCTGGTAATATCGCTTGGAATTTTCCCAATCCGAACTTTGGTGGAGTCGAAGCATATGCTGATATCATTAAAATTTGCCAGTTTACTAATGTTGATATTTCAGGAGATCCTTTTCGCAGTATCATATCTCCAGAAGGTGTAACTAATGCTTCTTCACTTACTCTTTCTGATATTTCATATAATGAAGGAGATATGATAGTTGGTATTGAATATGGTATGGGTGGCGGAGTATATGGTGAAGTTAGGTGTGATGTAGGTAGGCAGCCAAACTTGATTAGTGGTGGAGCATATAATAGTTCTTATGGATGGTCGATCAGAACAACAGTAGGTGCAATTCCTTGGGGTGCAAGTAGTATTGTTGCTACTACTGCAGATGGCGCAACGCAGGATTACATCTATATGATGGCTCTAGTTCTTAAGGTAAAACTTGAGGGTTGGATTGCATCACCAGCAACGGCAGAAGCTGGATCACTCACTCCATCTGATACTCTAACCAATACGAGTTTTTATACTGAAGAAGCAGATAGAACTGATTCTCTGGCAGCAACTGAATCACATAATGGAGTTTCATCTGCTACAGAAGAAGCAGATAGGACTGATAGTGCTACAATTGCTGAAGTACAAGTTGGAGCACAATCTTATGGTGGAGCAGTTACAGATAGTTTAACAATTGCTGCCGATCAAATAGCTAGTCGATATGTTTATGGTACAGGTTACGCATGGGCTATAATTAGGGCAACACAGAATAGTCATAAGACAGCTGATTCTTCAGTGATTGATACATTAATTCCCAGTGAAGAGGTTATTGCATGGCGAGGACTTTATGTTTCTCTTGCAGATATAGCAACCATTGAAGAGATTGTTTCAGCTTACAATGCTGCGTCAAGTGTAATTGCTGAGAGCATGGAGATAGATGATGACTCGACTACAATAATGGTTAGTTGGGGGTTCACGGTTGAGACATCATTTGTCGATGACGCACTGACGAATACTGCAATCATGAACGCTGCAAGAATAGAGTTGTTCACGATTCTTGACGGTTATTCAGCTATCAGAGTTGAATGCTATTTCCCTGAGATGAATGTCACTTATGGAGAAACATCATATACTGCTACTCTGTTTGTTCCGACAATAGAAGCAATCTTTAATAGTGAGACAATTATGGGGACGTTGCAAGATAATGATATAGAAGCAATTTTCAGTCAGGGTGAAATTACAGCTGTTCATGATACACCTGAAATAGAGGCTATAGCGGCTGGTGCAGTTGTTGCGACTCTCAGCCTATTTACATACATCGCAACAAAGGGAGAATGATATGGCAAATGAAAACGATATCAGGATGTATAGAGGGGATTCATATGACCTTACTTTTACCATTACTGACAGTGATACAACTCTTCCTGTATCTCTTAGTGGTGCGACTTTGAAGATGACTGTTACAACGATTAAAGACCCACCTGATGCTACTACTAAACTGTTTGATATGACGGGCACTATTGATGCAGACCCAACAACTGGGCTAGTAGTATTTAAACCTACCTCAGTGAATACTGCGGCGATTGGAAATTATTTTTACGATATTCAGTTAACTAGTGGAACGGATGTAAGAACGGTTCAAAAAGCAAAATTTGATATAGTTCAGGATAATACGAAATGACTATAAAACTATTTTCCGGTACTACTGGCTGGAACAATATTGCTGATCCAACCAGACTTAAGATTGACTTTGAGACTGGCATCGTCGAACTGGCAGAAGCTCTTGATGTAGATATAGATGATAATGGGAGAATATCCAGAAGGTTAGGACAAGGTCTGATTGCGGTTGGAGAATATCATTCTATCTTTTGTGATGGTGGAGATTGCTTCGTTATTCTTGAGACTGTAAGTGATGCAGCCATTTATAAAGTTGGTACAAATAATGTTCTTGTTGGTGTTCGTTCAGGGTTGACCAAGAATCTCAGAATGGGATGGTGTCAGACTAGTCTTGGAACTTATTATAGTAACGGATTGCAGAGTGGCTATATTACTTCAGGCGTATCTTATCCATGGGCAGCACAAACTTATGTAGGACCTTCGACAACTAAGACATTCGGAACACCTCCACTTGGCACTCATCTTGCTTTGTTTTCTTCTAGTATGTGTGTAGTTAATGGGGCAATTGTTAATTATTCTGAACCACTTGGATATGGTTTATTTGATAATGCTAGATCGCGATTAAGATTTGCTAGTAATGTGAAGATGTTTAAGCCCGTTGATGGTGGGATATGGGCGTCAGATAGCAAGAGAACTTATTTTCTTGAAGGATCAAATATTAGAGAACTTATTCGTCATCCGCGTCTTGAATGTCCAGCACATGAATACTCTGAGGCTATCGGTTATATAGATGGTGAGAAATTTGGACTTTCACCAGATACAGGAGAATGCGCGGCATGGTCATGTAATGATGGACTGTGTATTGGCACTCCACAAGGCCAGTTGATTGTAGTTACTAAGGATAAACTTAATTATCAAGCCGGAACTAGAGGTGCAACAGTCTTTAATGGAAGTACAGTTATCAATACAATTGATGATTCAGTTTGTATTAGAACTAATTTAATTGGAACTGCATCTAGTAAGTATCGGAACTATGGATTTAACTCGATGGTTAATTTTAATGGTGGATTGTATGGTGCAAAGAGTGATGGATTGTTCCAGATTACCAGTGGCAGCACTGATAACACTACTTTAATTGCTTCTACATTTACCTTACCAACTACTGATTTAGGCTCTCAGAATAACAAACATCTTCGTTTCTGGTACATGGGAGTAAAAACTGATGGCAAAATACAACTTGACTTGACAGCAGAAGGTAAAACGATAAATACTAAATCATTTAGAATTTCACCTCCAAGAAATGTACACCAAGTTGTTAGAACACCAATAGGGAGAAATTTGTATGGAAGATATTGGACACCTAAGATATCTAATGTTCTTGGAAGTGACTTCTCAATAGATACAAATGCAGTATTACCAATTATTAAATCAAGTGGAATTTCATAGGAGAGAGTTATGGCAGATTTTGTATCATCCGCAGGAGTCATAATACCAGAAACGCCAGTCACTGATGGTATAAACGAAGTCCATGAACCTTGGCCTACTGTTTCGCCTACTGGGCCTTATACCATAGTCACTGAGAAGTTCGACGCAACCATGCAGATAGCTGACGACATGATGGTGCGATTGGTCGGACTTGACGGGGCGAGTGGTTATCTTGGAACACTTAACTCTTTAATTACTACTTATGCTGAGCCAGTTCTTGATCCACTTTCTATTACTCTTTCTACAACCGCTGTAACTATTCCTGACCGTCCATTGCCAACTGGACTTGCATCATTAATTACCGACTTTGGTACATTTTCTGAAGTAGCTCCAACAATGGCAGCAATGCCAACTATAGATACAACTTTATTAACTCCAGGTACTGCTCCAGTTGCTCCTGATGCAAGTGTCACATGGTCTGAGACTGCACTTGCTACTTCTGTTTATACTCCATTGTTAGCGAAGATTCTTGCTACGATGGCAGATGATTCGACCGGACTTGATCCGTTAGTAGAGCAGGCGCTTTATGATCGCGCTATTGCAAGAAACCTGACTACTAATAGCAAGCTGTATAACGATGTCGAGAGTTACTTCTCAGTTCGCGGATGGGATGAACCACAGGGTGCTCTTGAAGGAAAGCTTCTTGAGGCATCTGCTGAGATTGCTAGGAACGAAACGGATGTTACTGAAAAGGTAATGATTGAACGCGCCGATTTGGTTCAGAAAAATGCTCAGTTTATCATCCAGCAAGCAACAGAATTGGAGAAGTTAATCCGGACTACTAGAGATAGTGAATCGCAGAGATCACTTTATTATTCTAAGATTTCCGCTGAAATTGTTATTCAGTTGTATTCAGAAAGTGTCAAAGGTTATGTAGCTACTCTTGAAGCAAAGAAAGCATATATCCAAGCACAAGTTGAAGTTCTGCGTGGCGCAATCGAGAGTAACAAGGGCCTTAATGATGTATACAAATCTCAGATAGAAGCATTCAAAGTTGGCGTTGAAGCTAAAGCTAGTATTAATGATGCAATTATCAAAGGCTTTGACGCAGAGATTACCGGATACGAAGCTGAAACTAAAGCACTGACTGCAAGTCAGATGGCCCTGGTTGAAGACAACAAAGCGAAGATTGAAAAGGCGGACATTGAATTGCGCCTACTGCTTGGTAAGGTCGACGCAGCAATACGGGCCTATGTAGCCGAATCTTCACTCAAAGAGAAAGTAAGCAATGATATGGCACAGATCGCTGCACAGTCTGTCGCTTCAGCGCTGAATGCCGTCAACGCCTCAGCCTCGCTTGGATACTCTGGATCAGAAAACAGGTCGGAGAGCTATGGGCATAGTGAATCGATCAGCGAGTCTCATTCCTTCGGCTCTAGTATTTCCGAGTCACACGAATTTACCCACGACCCGACGGCATGAGAGTCCCGATCAAAGTGACATATACTGGCGATACCTTTGCCGGCCGGCATTTCGCCAAACAGGCCAGAGTTCAAGTCGGTATGCTGAAAGATGATATGTCTCGATTAGGACTTAAGCAAGGCAGGCGTTTTGTTCCTGTTGCCCCAGGGGTAACTATTGAAGCACGCTCAGTATTTGGGTTTGATGAAGCGAGGGTTCATGTCACACCATTAGTTAGGAAGAAACTTGGCAAACACTTACCAATCGAAGAGAGGTATGAATGGTACTGGTATGCCTTAGCAGTATCTACAGATACTATACAGACTCTTATCTCAGGTGGTGGCTTATCAGATATTGATGTTGATTCGATGGGCAACGTAATTGTAGTTGGATACACTCGAACAAGAGATTATGCAGATGCTTCGTCAGAATTATCAAATGAAGCATACGTTCAATATTATAATAATGATGGATGGTTTCAACGTCGTAGAGTATTAGAAGGTGGCCTGTTAAGTGAAGTAAATCGGAATGAATCTGGTACTGGAGTTGCAATTGATCCTACAGTTCCAACCGAACTTGATACTGATTATGGTGGAGTTTATGTCACAGCAGATATTTATAAGTTGCGTGATGACAACTGCTACGATATGAGCTTGATTAAATATGCTAATGATGGTGTAACGATTAAGTGGAAGAAACGATTTTCTCTTGGCGATACTGGCATTGATGACTTATTCAGTTGGGGTGTTGATGCTGATGCTGCTGGTAATGCAGTAGTCATAGGTAGACATGATGCCTATAATGAAAGTTATGTTTTAATTTATAATGCTGCTTATGTTGCTTTCTTGCAATATGATGGAACGCTAGGTTGGACTCTACAACTTGGTGATTGTTTGCTTGATGAGTTTGGTGAGCCAACTGTACAAAATATGGTTAATCCATATGATGTTGCTGTCAAGTCTACAGGAGACATCATCATCGGTGGAAGCATTCAAGAGCCTACAACTAGCTCGATTCATCCAATGGGACTCTTGACTAAACTTAATAGTAGTGGAGTTGTTCAGTGGCATCGAGTTCTTGAAGGCAGGTTCTTGCAAGCGAATGGACTTTATGGTTGGTATGGTGTTGGCACCAGTATGAGCGGACTGAATATCAGAGGATGTGCCATTGATAGTAATGGAGATATTTACTGTGTTTCAATGACAAAGATTGAAATTGCTACTGATAGTGGTTGGTGGCACTTTCATCTTTCCAAAGTATCCTCTGCTGGAGCATTGCAATGGCAGAGATTTGCAGAGGTACAATATTACGATGATGCAGATGCGATTCTTTGTGTTACTCAACTAGATGTTTCTTTTGATGGAGTGTATATTATTTTTCCTAGTTTCCCTAATGGAACTGATGGATGGGGTGCATATATAATTAAGTTTCAAAAGTCTGACTCTGTTAATCCATTAGCACCACAAGCAGGAGATGTACTCTGGAAAAGACACATGGCCCTTGAACTTACACAATCACAAGTTGCAGGAAATACAGGAGTTATTCCAAGAGCAATTAGAACAGTAAATTCTGATATTTATTTTGCAGGTTCGATTATTGCTGATAAGTCACCACTCACAGCGAAGCTTCCTGGTAGCGGAGGATTTCTTGGGAATCACATGGGGTTAGTATTTACCAATCCTGCTTTGACAATCTATGATGACCAAGCAAATATTCCAGTACATCAAGATTCTGGTGAAGGTGAAGGAACACCAGGTTACGAGTTTACTTGGCACGATGATGTTACAGTCAATACAACTACTGTGATAGCAACTATTTCTACGCCAAGTGAAGGAGATTATGATTCACCACTCTGGACGCAAACAAATAAAATTATTAAGAAAACAATTTACACTCAAGGAGAATGAGCATGCTTAATGATTTTCAAACAGTATCTGAAGAAGAAAAGAAAAAAAGAAAGTTGGCTCTTCTTCCTACTACAGATGATGCATTTACAGGAGAAGCCTGGAATGCTTCTGTACCCGTAAAGAAACAAGCACCAATGATGCCAGGTGATCCGATGAATGAATCATTCTATGGTGGAAGTAATCCGTTAAGAAACATTAATTCTCGTCCTGATAGAATAGGGCAAGGAACTAGAGTAGTTGAAAGAAATATGTTACCATCAGTAAATATTGAAAGCCCTAAGATTAATGAAATTCCTAATTCACAAAGAGATGAAGAGTTAGGCAAAATGACTGTAGCAACTAATGGAAATACAACCACTTATGATATTGGTGGAAATACTCTTTCATTTGAAGGAAATAAAAATAACCAAACTAAAACTAATTTAGAAAGAATAAATCCAAATGGTATTCAACGAGTTGGCAATATGAATGTATCATTTGATTCCAGTGTATCACCTGAGGCAAGAAAAAGATTCTTAGAAAATCCTGTTGCTCCGACTGGTCAGATGGCTCAGTATGAAAAGTATATGAACACTCCTCGAGGACAGAATTTTGGTGTTACTAAGATTGACAATTCTCCACCACCTCCTATGGGATGGAGAACACATAAAGATCTTATGCTACAAGAATTAACTAATCAACAATCAGAAAAGAATAATTTAGCTGAAATAGCATCTAGAAGTGCTATTGATAAAGAAAAAAATCGTATAGATGAAATGGGTGTTATTGCAGAAAATAAGTTACGTGATATTCAAGGGCAAGTAGCACAGCAACCGCTAGTTAAAGAAACGGCATTGAAGCCTATGGTCATTGAAGAACCTGATCCAAATGATCCTATTGGAGCAAGTAAAAGACAAAGAATTATGATTCCTAATGCAGAGGGTACTGGCTATGTTGATGGCATGTCAGGTCAGCCAACAGTTACAACTCCAAAGCCAGCTACTACAGAAAAGCTATTAAAAATGCGTGCATCTAAAGATCCTAATTTTGCTGCCGCTGAAGCTGAATATAAAATGAGATTTGGAAACCTTCCGTATTAATAAATTAAACTATAGGTAAATAAAATGGCTGGATTTTTTGATGATACAGAAGAAACTACTTCGCCAGTAGCAAAAAGTTTTTTTGATGATACAGAAGAAATTAATGTTCCTGTTCCTGAACGTACTTTAGGCTCTACATTAAAAGACACTGGAATATCTCTTGCTAAAGGTGTTATTGGTGCAGGTCAAGGAATTGTAGGGCTTGCTGACATTCCAACTGGTGGTAGAGTTGGTCGTGGCCTTGAGCATATTGGCATAAAGCCAGAAGAATGGCAGACAGATCTTTCTGAAGAATATTCTCTTGCTCAACAAGAAGCAAATAAAAAGGTTGATTCTGCAAAAGGCTTTGTTAATACAGCACAAGCAATGTTAGAAAATCCAAGCACTATTGCTCATGGTATTGTTGAAACATTGCCATCCGTTGCTGCTGGTGGTGTATTAGGTCGTGGTGCTATAGCTCTTAGTAGTAAATTATTACCAAAGGTTGTAACTGCATTAGGCAAAACTGGATCTGCTATCGCTGCTGGATCAGTTGGTGAGGGGGCAATATCTGCTGGCCAAACTGCAGAGCAAATAAGAAATGCTACACCTGATGATCTTTTGACTGCTGAACAATCTGCCCTTGCAGCAGCTTCAGGATTAGGAACAGCAGCTTTTGGATTAGTTGGGGGATCACTAGCCAAAAAACTTGGTTTTGCTGATATAGATACGATGGTAATTTCTGGATTAAATCCTGCTAAGAAAGAAGGGTTTAAAGGTGTTGTAAAATCTATTGTTGGTGGTGGTATAACTGAAGGTGTGTTTGAAGAATTACCACAAACTGTTCAAGAGACAATATTTACTAATGCAGCTCTTGATAAGCCTTTGCTTGATGGAGTTCCTGAAGGAGCTGCACAAGCTATTATTCTTGGTGGAGTAATGGGTGGCGGAGCAAATTTACTTCCAGGAGTAGATAAGCCAGCTGAAAAGACTGAACAAGAGTTAGAGCTTGATAGACAGGCAGCAAATATTCTCAATTTGAAAGAAGATGAACTTGATAAGAGTATTCAAACTTTAAATGAAACTCTTAATTTAAATAAAGAAATTCTTGATGATCCTTATAAACTTGATCAGAAAGCAAGAGAGCTAAATGTTGATCCGGCTGAATTAATTAGAAAGACTGTTGAGGATAATAAAAATAATCAAAGTCTTCTAGATCGGATTAATTCTGGAATACAGAAGAAAGAAGAGCTTGTTAAGAAAGAATATGAAGCATTTTCTCCTGAAGAGAAGGAAGTAAGAGAGATTGAAAATAAGTTAACTGAGAAGAGAATTGCTGATGCAAGCCAACTTAATGAAAGAATTACAAATATTGATAATGAGATTACAACTCTCTCTGAGCAATATAATCGTAAGTTTGATCCTTATGCATTAGATGCTAAAACATCACCAAGTGCAGAAGAAAAAAAAGTAATTGAAAATAACCTTATTCAACTGAACAAAAGGCGTAATGAGTTACTTGATAAAGAAACGCCTGAGGTTAAGAAGGCTTTTGCTCCATACACTACTAGAGATGGTAGACAGAAATATCTTGAAGAGCTTTTTGGTACTGCTAATATTAATCAAAGTGATAAAGTAGGTTTTGAAAAAGATGCTGCTGAATCTGCAGAAACTATTAATGCATTGCCAGACCAAAAAGTTGCAAAAGATATTACTGATTATTATAATGAAATAACTAATCTTAAAACTCAAGAAAGGCAAGTAGATCCTAAGCGTGAAAGGATTTTACAGAATGCCAGTCAATATGCTGATGATCTGCAGGCAAGATTTAATGAATTGAAAGATCAAGGAGTGATTAATCAACGCTATAATAGTATTGTTGATTATGTAAATGAAATAAATAATACAAAAGATAATGAAAGAAAACAAAGTTTACTTCAAGAAGTTGCAACAAATCCAGAAGATCTTGAGAAGTTACGAGTAATCAGCGACTATCAAAATCAAATAACTAGTTTTCTTAATCAAAAGTTTAGTCCAGCTGAAAGAAATATTATTGAAAATTATTGGCAAGAAGTTAAAGGTGAATTAGAAGTAGCCCGCGAAAAAATGACTCCTGGAACTGAAGCTTATATGAAGCGTAAGTTCTTTGAGACTCAACTTAATGAAATTGAAAATAATGTTAAGAGTGATACTACGATACAAAGTGAAGCAAAACAAAATATTGTTCCATCTTTAGCTGAGCAGAATAAACGCCAGGCATGGTTTCAACAAATTGCTAAAGATCTTGGTGATATTCCGTCAGTAAATAGGCAGGCAGTTGAACCTGAGGTTCCTAGAAACTTGCCCGGAGGGTTGCCGAGTAGGTTCACTAATGAACGGCAAGTAGGTAGTGTTCCACAGTTTCAAGTAAACGAAAATCAAAAAGCCTTAGGTAAAGTAAATCTTGATGATATTAAAAAGACTTTTCCAAATCAAACAATTACTCAGAATGAAAATGGTTCAGTATCTGTTCAGTTCAAAAATGGACAAGGCGTAAAGATTAATAGCATACAAAATGCAGGCGAAGGCTTTATTAAGTTAGCAATTGAAACTGGGCAAATGTCCAAAGGTCAAAGTATCTTTGGCATTACTGTTGGGAATGAAATTCTTCTTGATGAAAACTTTGCAGACAATAAGACTCTTTGGCATGAGAACAAGCATGTCCTTGATAACTTGGGATTAATTACAGAAGCAGATGATAGTGCTTTGAATAAGGAGTTTAATAAACTTCGAAAGGCAGGCAAGCTTGATTTTGCTCTGAGTACTCACAAAGATCCGAAGCAGAGGATGGTTGAAAATCGTGCGAACATGTTTGCTCAGATTATGGTCAACAGAGCGGAGTATCGAAACACTACTTTTGGTAAAGTGATTCAAAGGGTAATGGATTTCTTTCAGCAATTGTTAAGTTTTGGTAAGCAAACAGTTTCAGGATTGGCTCGTGAAGTAGAAAGTGGAAAGATTTATAAGCGTCAAGTTAATGGACAAACTGTTCAAGTTACTGTTTCTCAGGCTGAAGAAGTAGCAAATAAGTGGTACTCTGCACTTGAGAATGCGATTACTGGGTTTAATCAGAAGCAAGCAACACCTGATCAGTGGAAAGGAATGATTAAGAACTTTCCTGGAATTAAGCAGGATGAACTTGATTGGGTCGGTGTGAATGATTGGCTTGATAAGCAGGAAGGAAAAGTTAGTCAGGCAGCTTTGTTGAAATTTGTTCAGGAAAATAATGTTCATCTTGAAGAAGTAGTTAAAGAATCTGAGCAAATTATTTCTGATAGAATAAATAAAAAGTTGGGTCCTTTAGGTTATCGTTATGAAGAAGAATATGATGATTGGTCTTTAGTTGATATTTATACGGGTGAAACTATTGAGGCAGAAAATATCCCTGATGAAGTTAGTGAAGTAATACGTAATGATGGAATTAATCCGCAAACAGAAGTAGCTAAGCATTCAACTTATCAACTTCTCGGTGGAAAGAATTACAAAGAAATATTACTTACTTTACCAAACAAACCAACTACTCTTAATCAAGATGCACAAACAATGTTTGGTAAAGATTTTACTGATTTATCATCTGATGAAATTAAGCAACTTCAAATTGCTAATATAAGAAAATCTCATGGTTATAAAACAATTCATTGGGATGAAAAGAATGTCTTAGCTCATATTAGGTTCAATGAACGAACTGATGCAGATGGAAATAAAGTTCTTTTCCTTGAAGAGGTGCAGAGTGACTGGCATCAGGAAGGAAAGAAGCGTGGTTATGAAAATGAAATTAAAAATAATCCATATATAAATGAATTATATAATCAAGGATTTATTACTACTGGAGAGCGTAACGAATTATTAAATGGACAAGGATTAGAAAGGTTAGAAAAATTACCAAAATTACCTACAATTCCCAATGCACCATTCAAGAACTCTACTCAATGGTCTCTCCTTGCCATGAAGCGAATGGTCAGGTATGCTGCTGAGAATGGTTTTGATAAAATTGCATGGACTACTGGGCAGCAGCAGTTTGATCGTTATGCTCAAGGCACTGAAGAAGAACAAGCTAAAAGACTTCATGGTATGCAAGAGTTTTATGATAAGATACTCCCGAATACTTTTAATGCAGAGTTCAATAAGAACAAGTGGGGAAATGCGAAAGTAGCTACAACTAAGATAATAGGTAAATATTCTCAAGATAATTATCAAACAACATATTCTTTTGATGTATTAAGCATTCCAATCACGAACCGCATGAAATCTAAGGCACTACGTGAAGGTATGCCGATGTTCGAGGTTCGTGAAGCCCTAACTCAAAAAATTAGTGATGACGTTTATCATCAAATGTTCAGCGAACGAAATAGTTTGGTTCGTACAATCGGTCAGATGCTTCGTATGCGTGGACATGAAATTAAGCAACTCATCGACAAAGGATTAGGATCTATTTCAACCAGGCTTAAGAATGTAGATCCTATGCTCCGTTCAGAGATTAGAAACCTAGACTTTCGGACTTCACAAAAGATTGTAACCGCATTACGTATTGCTCATCCACTCCTTGAGAAGACTAAGCAAATGAGTCCGCAAGACAAATTTGTTTGGGATGCAGCGAGACGTAACTCAGACGAGGTTAAGATAAAAGAACTTGCAGAAAAATACAACATGACCGCTGATCAAGAAAAGCTGCGAGCAGTCTTAAATCAAATTAGGCAAGATGCAATTGATGTTGGTTATGATGTAGGTTTTATTGAAGAATACTGGCCTCGAATAATCAAGGATCAAGAAGGCTTCTTGCAGGCAACAAAAGGAATTTCTCAACGACCAGTTATTACTGATGCAATCAAAGTTTATGCAGACAAACTGGGTATGACAGTTGAAAAGTTTGAGCTTGCATATCCTGAACAGGCAGCAGATATTGCAAGCAACACAATACTGGGCAGGAACCTTGGACTTGGTGGTCCAGGCAACATTCAAGCCAGGCAATATGAAACTGTTCCACCACTTTTGAATAAGTTCTACATGGATAGTGACGCAGCATTGATGCAATACATCTATAGTATGACGAAGAAAATTGAGGCTAGACGTTTCTTTGGTAAGGTTCCAGAAAGAATAGCAACCCTAAAAGCTGAAAAGAAACGAAAGCAGGTAATGCTCACGGAATACGAAAAAGCCAATAATGCTACTCGTATAGATGATGTTTCTGGTGACTTGATTAGAATCGAACAAGAATTGGATAAGTACAAACTTCAGAGAGATTACACTGAGAATATTGGCTCATATATTAATGACCTTCGATTGAGTGGACGAATCCAAGCAGATGATGAAAAAGTAGTTAGGGATATTCTTGATGCAAGATTTCATGAACATGGAGCTACAGGAATAGTTAATGCATACAAAAATATGTCATACATCGATGTTATGGGATCACCAATATCTGCATTGACTCAGATTGGTGATCTTGCTTGGGCGATGTATGTTGGCAAAGTATGGACACCACGTGGACTAGCTGATACAGTTAAGAATGTTGGTAAGGCCATAACTAAGAAGTCTGAAATAACTAAGGAAGACCTCGGAATTGAGAGGATCGCACAAGAGTTTGCAGACGGCACAACATTGGGGAATGCAGTCAGTAAGGTATTTAAACTAGTTGGACTGGAACGTATTGATTCAATAGGCAAGGAGACTTTAATCAATAATGCGTTTAGTAACTACAAAGCTATGGCCAGCACTGAAGATGGACGCCAAGCATTGTTGAAGCAAATCAAGCCTATCTTTGGAACACAGTCGGAAAGTGTAATAAATGATTTGCTTGCAAACAATTCTACAGACAACGTTAAGATGTTGTTGTATCATAGATTGTTGGATTTCCAACCTGTAGCGCTTTCTGAAATGTCAGAGCAATATCTCAAGAGTGGAAATGGCCGAGTTTTTTATATGCTCAAGACATACACACTCAAGCAATTTGATGTTTTCCGAAATGAAGCTTGGCACAAAATTAAGACTGGAGAACGGGATCAGGTTATTGAAGGAATTGGTAACATGATCAAGCTGGTGAGTTTGCTTACACTTGCTAATGCAGGAGCGGATGAACTGAAGGATTGGATGTTGGGAAAAGAAACAAAGTTTGAAGATCACGTGATTGAAAACTTTCTAACCATGGGCGGAGCATCAAAGTTTGTAAGGATGCAAACAGCTCGGGAAGGTCTAGGATCTGGATTAATTGGCCAAATTTTACCTCCTTTCAGATTTGTAAATTCCATCAGTAAGGATCTTAACCAATTGTACGGATCTTATATTACGGGTGATACAATTGATTATGATCATGCCAGAATTGTAGAATCAATCCCGATTGGTGGAAAGCTTTATTATTGGCATTACGGACGAGGGGAAGACTATAAGAAGAGTAGCAATGAACAAGAATTTGGTAAGATCAGTAAGGAAGTGGATGTATTCAAGAAGCAGCTTGAAAATTCTGAAGACAAGAGAACTTTCTTGAATTCAAACCTGGATGGCTTCAAACAAATGAAGTTGCATGAAAATTTTCAATCAGCATTAAATCGAAACCAGGCAGTAATTAATAAGTTGAAAAAGATTGATCAGACAACAAATGTTCGAGAGAGGCTTGGACAGTTGCAGCAGCAACGAGAGGTGATATTGAAAAGATATTTTGAATTAAGATAAACTTTATAAAGCAATTAAACTAAAAGGGACATGGGTAGATTCATGTCCCATTTATTTTAATCTTTAAAAGAAGTATATATAATGCCCATATATAGATTTATATATTTGATCAAATAATAAACCAAGAAAAGAAATTGTACTTGCAGTGAAGGCTAATACACTTGCTTCAGTGTGCAACTTAATTTTTACAGAAATAAGATCTTCACGCTTTGGTCTGATATATCCTTTGTAAATAGCCAATAAACCAAATAACAAAGCTATTGGAATAGTAAAATATTGAATCATAAGAATTCCTCCCAGGGCATCATATTCATTACTCGCTGCATATCAGGATGAGCTGATTTAGCTGTTCGCAGCTTTCTGATATGCTCCCACTCAGCAGCATCGGTTGTAACCACGATCTCGGTCTTCAGAGCATTTGGCAGGACGGCTCGGGCTTGTTGAGGCTTGAGGTCACCATACTTTAAAAGATCATTATAATATCTCCTAGACATTTTACATGCTTCTTTAAATCGAGCTTGAGTAAGATCAACCCATCCCTCAAACTCATCGGGTTCAATAAACTCCATATCTTTGCCACCATAATTCACATACCTTGTTGACTCTTGTGCAAAGCTACATGGTCTGTGCCTCACCAACTCATGACTGACACCACGATCACAGATGAACTTAGCTGAGTAACGGTGGAGTTCTTTTGGGATTTCGTCATGCGGGCAGACTTCCCAAGATGAATGAATCTTCACCATACTTTGATCAAACAGCGCTCCGTATATATCCACAAAAGGTACAAGTACTGTAGCATATCTAATCTCCATAGTAACTTGCGCCCATGCTGTTAAACTACCACCTACATATATATGGTCTTTCCATACTTTTACATTAATATATTTTCCTAATTGTTCTGTCATCAATGCAATATATGCAGGAGTGAAACTATTGTTAGTTCGAACTACAAAATTTGAATGTTCAACCATAGCCAGATGTCCAGCCTTAATCAGCTTCCGAACGAACCCCTCAGCACTATCCTCGGTGATCTTATCTTCTGACTTGTAGCAAGTTCGTCCTGCTATCTCGATAAACTTGAGAGCGGCATTATATTCTGTCGGTACTGCTCCGAAATATTCAACGCTTGGTTTGATTATTTTCATATTTTTATTCTCCATCCTCATGATTTAAAGCTACTATCAAATCATTATGCAAATCTTCTCTGGGATCAATTATAAAGTCTTTTGATTTATTCATTAATTGCATTCTTATATCAGCTAAAACTCTTATCTGACTATAGAGTTGTTTGACCTTTTCTTCAATAGCAATTATGCTAGCCTCAGTTAGCTCCTTAATAAGAAATTCTCGAATCAATGGAGCATTAATACCAGCTCTGTCAAGTGTTTTCAGGTGTGCTTTCATTACTTGTTCCTTCAACTATTTTAATACAATCTTTAATTGCTTGTATGGTTGCTGCTGCTGTAACTCCATTAGGAATTATTACATTGGCTGCATCTCTAGTTGGTTCGTTTTCACGCTCAAGTAAGAAGGATTGAAGTTTTTGCATCACTTTAGATTTGAACGTATTCATTTTTATTACACCCTCCAGGTGTAGTTAATCACTTCAGCTAATGCATGGAACTTCTGGTTCAACAGAATTGCCAATCGTTACTACAGTCTTTATTGGTGGAATAACTTTTTTCTTTAGCAATGCATTTCCAACTAATTCAGTACAATCATTAAACATTAGTACTGCATTCAATCGCTTGACCATTCCAGCCAGCCAGTCTCCATGAGATTTGAACTGTAATAATTCGCATTCATCAAGAGCATTTTGTAAGTCTAGTTCAGTTAGTTTTTTCATAAATTTAGTCACTTAGACTCTGTTACTAATTGCCATGATCTAATAGTTGCTTTAGCTCCACGTCTGGTTTTAAGTTTTAATTTATCACATCTGCCAGTATGAAAAGCAACTAATTCTGCCGCTTGTTTTTCAGTATTACAAGTAGATGCGACATAATGCATACCTTTTCCCCACTGGATAGTGATTATAAACTTTTGAATGTCCATAAATATCCTTATTCATGCATGATTATTTTATCAATCTCTTGTGATTCTTCATTTAGTTTTGCATAAAGCATCCCTGCATAGTGTGCAATTTTTAGCAAATCAAGCCTCTGTTGGCCTTCACGAGAATTCTTTCCATAACGATTTAAATACTTTTTCATTTGCGTGATAAAGTCAGCTTCGCTAAACTCTGAACATTGATCGTGGCCTTTATCTCCGTATTGCGGCACTGTATAGGTTTCAATATGGTTAAAGACGTTATTAGCAAATTTATGCCATTCAATTGCACGTAATGAAGGAATAGGTTCATAATCTTCTTCTGATGGACAAGGATCAATTTGCATAGTTAAACTCCATTATGTTGTTTTTCTATTTTTGATACAAGATCTTTCAATCCTTTTTCAATCTTATAAAGTCTTTCAAGCTCATCGGCAGCTTGTAATCTTGCTGTACGTAATTCAAGTTCATCAATACCATAAGGGTTTCGCAAATAAGATAACATAATATTTCTATCCATTTTTAACCCTCTAGATTAAGAGTAACAATTCCTCTATTTACCAATTCAAAAAAGCACCTTTTAGTTGCGCTGATATCTGCATAAGCGTCATGTGCTCCATCAAATCTTTCCCCAAATAAGTGTTCATGCAGCTCGGTTAGCTTTGGCCATTTTGCACGGCCAGCCTTGTTTTTCAGTCCACACATTTTTACCACAGCCTTATCTTTCATGGTACAATGATTTGGCAGGTCAAGATAGAATGCACTTCTCGCCAGATCTGACAATTCATCAAGGTTTCGTTCCATCATCTGGTAAACATAGTTCCAATCAAAAGCAAAGTTATGACATACTACTAAGTCAGCCTGCCTGAGCATTAATCCAAATTGTTCAGCCACTTCAAGTTCTTCAATGCCTTCAGTGTCGGCTCGCTCAATGGTGATGCCATGTACTTCTTGGGCATAATAATTCATTGAACGTCCATTACTTTTGATAATGACATTCATTTGGTCAAATTCTTCTTCTTGGCTGGCAAGAATTGCTCCGATTTGTACTGTCCAGGCTTGCTCGGGATCGTTGGCAGAGAGAGCTTTTTTAATAAAATCAGAAGTTTCAGTGTCAAAGAATAGTACTTTTGTAGCTGGTGTCATTTAGTTTTTCTCCTTTTAATAATTAATTGATCAAAATATGTTGATGTAACTTCTCATTCCAAATAGCATCTGATAAAGCATTATGTTCATTAGCAGGATCAGGAATTTTTTCTATCTTATAATCATCTAATAGTTGTTTAAGATCTTTACAATACATTGGCCAACCTTTCGGTAAGTCAATCATAGCTCCAAATAACCAACAAAATACTACCCAATCATAATCAGCATAATAACCCCAAAATTCTGGAACGTCATTACCAATAAACATTTTTACTATATCAGCAATTCTTCTATTATTTGAAAACATAACAAAAGAATTTGAAAGAGACCTATCAATAAATGGTTTTTTATTTTGATGCAAAAGTTTAGCTATTACATTTTCTTTTACCCAATCATCTGCTTTATTAATATTAAACTCATTTGACTCTGCATAAAAAGTTCTTCCATCTTCACATTTTATTCCTAATGAAACAAGTTCAATTGTACATGGGTATTCAATAAATTCTGTATCAATATAATACTTCATTCAGTTTTTCTCCATTTGATTTTTAATAACATTCCTGTCCATCAATCTAAAGACTGTTCTATCAAGATATGTTGGATCACGAAGCTTTTGTTGCTTACGAATTGTGGTATACATACAAGTTGTAGCAGAATTTTCAGCCTTGAGTATTCCAGATTGCTCAGCCATCTCGACATATCCACGTAGCTGAGGTATGTTATCTACATCTAGGTGAAAGTTTCTAACAAGTTCTGTCCACTCAAAAGATTCGTGACTATCAATGAATGAAAGTATCTTTGCATATATGTTAGCCTGACTTGATAAGCCTAAACCATAGAATGCGTTTGGCATTTCAAGTTCTGTTGCTTGCATTATTGCGAGGGCTTGCTCGAAATGTTCAGCCGTGATAATCATGTTGTCAGATTCGGCAGCACATACAAGCATACAGACCTTATTCAGATGTAATGGCCGCCTATGATTATATCCTAAGAATCGCTCGCTAGGAACTCCTGACTCGTCATAGTCTTGCTCATACCAACGGACATAAGTTTTGAGAAAATCCTTACTGAGGGTGAACTGTCCTGATAGGTTTGCAATTTCTTGTAAGTCGTTTTCTAACATTTTCTGTGTACTTTCTTCTTCTTCAGTCAAGAACTGCAAGGCTCTTCTTTGCTTGGGGCCTTGGCCAACTACGAAAATGATTCGAGAGATTAACCCTCCACCAACTGCATCTTGACTCAGCTTAGATTGCAAAAGACTAGGAGTTATGCAACCAAAAAGCGTTAGCCAACAATTGGATATGTCTTCAGTCTTTCTTGCTAGGGTTTTATACTTCCAAGTATCTGCACAATCAAATAGGTCAGTCAAAGAAGCTAGGAGCATTTGGTCTCTGTCGTTCAAGAAGACTTGGAATTCTTCTGACCAGATTGATACACTCTTATGCTTGCGAGTAAGTCCAGCATGATCAACATAAGTATCTTCGCTGTCCATGAGTTCTCTATATAGTGCCTGGGTTGAGCCTAGCGAATCTGCACCGATATTAACGTCTAGTTTTTGTACAAAGCTCTTTGCAATTTTCATGGCTGTGCCTTTCCGTCCTCCAGGTGGACCGACAAGAGATACAAATAAGTTAGGATAAACATAACCACGAAGTGCTCCCCAGTTACAATAGCACTTTCTTCGTAATGCAGAAGCTATTGCAGTTAGTCCGCTCCAAAGATGGTATAGTTCTGGTGGCTCTGTTCGCTGTGTGTACTTCATGTAGTGTGATAACCAATTATCTAATTGCCTCGACATGAAAAGGTTCCTTGAATAACGACATACGATTGTTGAATGGGCTTTCCCATTTTATTATCTCTTAATTAAAAACCTATCTTCTCAATAGCTTTATCACATTCTTCCTGAGTGAACTTACTGATTTCAGCCGTATTGCCAGCCCATTGAGTACCGATCTTAGCATCCAAGCCAATAGTAAAGCTCTTGCCCTTGTAAGTAAATGTGTGGGTCAAATGATCTTTAATGATAAGAAGAATCTGCGGCAAGTTTGAAATTTGGCTTTTATGAAACCTGAATACAAACGAGTCATGAACAGTTGTCATGCAGCGAATGTCAAAGCCAAGTTTGCCGAGCCGAGGATCATTCACAACCTTTATCATTCCGCGATTTAACAACTCTGCAACGGTTGACTGAGGTTTGTAGCTATAAGCATTTCTGAAGAGTGCTGCATTCATTTCACCCAAAAACCTACGAGGCCGTCCAAATAAGTTGTAGAGAACTCGATTCTTCTGTACTTCTTCTTCAATTGATCTGTGCCAGCGTTTCAGCCCAGGAAAGCGGTCAGAATAACTATCAAGCAATCGCTTACATTCTGATTGAGATTTGAAAATTTCCTCAGCTGCAAGGTTGTCAGAGAATGTCTGTGGACCCATTGCATAGTTGCTCGCATGAACTACTTTCTTACCCATGTAACGCATGGTAGATTTCTGATCAGCCTTTTTAGTCTTAGCTTCATGAATTACTTCTTCAATTGGAACATTAAATATCTTACTAGCATTAAAGCTATGCACATCTATTCCTGATTCGAACGACTGGATCATGTTAGCATCTTGAGTAAGGTATGCAACTACATGAGCTTCAGCTTTGGCAAGATCACATTCGCAGAGAATCCAACCGTCTTCTGTAATGAGATAATATTTGAAAACATACGGCTGATTCTGAAGGTTAGATCCAGTACCAAAATAAGTCTTTTCAGTAGCAATCCTGCCAGAGACTGTTCCAGAGATTTTATGGTTACAACGTAATCGCTTATCATCATCGACCTGGATATTAAAGTAAGTTGATACCATCTTTTGGTACTTACGAATCTTTATAATGATCCTGGCTTCTTCAGATCCTTTAACATCTTTCTTTGCAATTCTGTGCAAGGCTACAGTATCACAGGTAACTGAACCAGTTTTGCGATTCACATATGGCTTGATCATACAAGTTCCGTAGAAGTATGCAACCATTTGTTTCGCTGAACCAGGATTGATCTCTTTACCTGCGAGTTTATTCAGCTCTGCCTGAAGCTCAATCAGTTTGATTTCATACTCAGATTTAATCTTTTCAATACCGTCTGTATCAGTTAAGATGCCATTGAATTCCATTTCCATGAGTGGCTTATGGAGATTCATTGTATAATCCATAGCATCCATGGAATCGAATTCACCTAATTCTTCTAAGAGCTTCTCAGTTATTGGTAATAAGTATGCTGAGTCTTTGGCATTATAAGTCCAGTATTGTGACCAGTTTTTGATAGCCTTAAGATGTGATTGCTTACCCTCATCTTTGTAATAAGGATAATATGTGTATGTTGAAGTTAAGTAATCAAGTCCTTTTGGAAGTTCAGTATAGCAGATGTGCTGTGCAAGCATTGTATCAAAATAAAAGTTATCTGTTTTAATCATCATGGTACGAAAAGTAAACATGATGTCAAACATTCCATTTTGACAAATCTTGCCTATGGCTTCATTGTTCAGGATTTCTGCTAGGCCAGTCCAGATTTTTATCTCTTCTCCTGTTGCCCAATAGTTGCCCTGGTTATTCATTAGAGGAACAGACATAGAGAGAATCTTATTATCATGGTAGACAGCCAATGAGTAGCAGGTAATAAATTCTGGCGTAGCTTCAATGTCAAATGCTACATATTGCTTTGTTTTAATCAATGCATAGAATTGCATGATTTCTTCAAAGCTAGGCTTGATTTTTATTTCCACATTGTCAACGAGCAATTCTGGATCTTCAATAATCCGCAAGGCTTTCGTGAAGTCTGCAATCATTGTATAAAAGTGGATAGGCTGACCGTACGGGAGGGTGAAAGATGGGTGATAAGACAAACCGATTATCTTGCCTGCAAGTTTTTCTTTCAAATGAGGGAAGTCTTCAGCATGGTAGAAAGAACCGCGATATTTTGTAATAGAATCAAACTTAGACTCATCGAGCAGAAGTCTCATTGGAGTTGCACCAAGCAACATTATGACTTTGCCAGGGAATTGAGCAAGCTCATCAATTAGTGCTGCCTGTAACTTACTCCAGTCTGGATGGCGATAGCCTTTATCAGTCCATAAGACTGCGGTATTGTTTTTTGGAAACTTAGCTTTGCAAGCATTAGTTAGATAGATTTTATATCTTGCGAGTCTGACAGCTGCACAGATGCGATTAAGCTGAGAACCTGTCGGACCTACGAATGGTTCATTCTTCAGTACTTCAATTTCGCCTGGAGCTTCGCCAACCATTGCGATCTCGGCTGTGAGTATGTTGTCAGTTGGAGCGCATTCTACAGCTAAGCAATTGAAAGAATCTTCTTTCTGCGGAGTTGCTGTAGTTGATATGCTAGGAATTATCATTGAGGGTTCCTTTAATTATTTACTTTTTTATAAATACGTAAAAAACTTTTTAATTCCATTCTTTGATCCATAAACAAAGGTGACATATCATATCTTACCCAATCATCTTTAACATCTAAAATTGTTATTGATGTAGAGTGTTTTGGCCACGGAGATTTATCAAATAATTCCCATGATTCTCCAGGATTAGGTTTTGATTTTTCTTCAAGATTAGAGTTTGATTTAAAAAGTTTTTTAAATAAGTTCATAGCATAACCTATATCCTATCCTTAGTTAATGCTCCTGGATTCGGAGCTTTAATCTCTTGTTTGCAATCCAAGCAAAGATAAGAACGAACCCGTATAACATTTGCACTTATCATGCTAACAGCAAAGTTATAGTTTGGCTCATTTTTATATCCGTTCGGCCAGCTCTTAGAGGCAAAACCTATTTCGAGTGGCACAATGTTTTTGTGTAGGCAGCAGTTAGAACCAGGCGTAATGGGGGCTTTCTGTTCGGATAGTTGGCCTACTTTATATTTTGTCATAACCTAGCCTACACTTTAGATTAAAGTCCTTCTACTTCAGCAGTTATTCCCAAATAGTTTTCAAGTCTTTGGTAAAATTCTGGAATATACTTCTGACTCTTATCACATCCAACTGGCATCATTTTTTCTTTGGCTGCACTAATCAAGCAGTTTCCAGAACCAGCAAATAGACTCATAAATAACGTACCAGGTTTACCTAGAGCTTTTAAGAAATGATCGTAAAGCTCTATAGGCTTTTCCCACTGGTGAATGCGTTGGCTTGAGCTAACTGTACTTATGTTAATTGAAGATGATAAGCTAGGAGTATTGAATTGTGCATTACCTTTGCGCAGCAGCAAGAACATTTCCCAATTGCTCACCATGTTTGTTTTAGGTTTATTGGTACTGCCTCCAACTTTGTTCCATGAACCAGGAGACTGAACTCCAAATCCTATTTCTCGTGCAATATTATTGATCTGTATGAAATGTTCCTTGCCTGTCCAGACTAAAGCCCAGCTACAGTCAAGCATCTTCTCATAGACTAATGGCAAATAATTAAAGTAGAAATCATAAAGTTCTTTTTCATCCCAATCTTGGGCTTTGCATTCGATCTTATTCGTTTTACCATAATTGTCGTTAAATTCAATCGCGTATGGTGGATCAAGTTCTACCATTCCCACAGAATTGCTAGGAATCTTATCGAGAAAAGTCTTGTAATTTTCAGCTACATAAATTACTTGAATGTTAGAGCTGGTTGTTTCTTGCACATCGTCAAGCTCTTCATCATTAAGGTCTTCATTAACTTCATCGAACTCATCAAGTTTTTTCTTGGCTTGCTTGGTCTTTTCAAACACATTCTGAGTTACAGTATTTTTTATTGGTGCTCTCATGGTGCCGCTCTGTAATGCAACTAAGCGTTCCTTTTCTGTATCGGTGAAACTTCCCATTCGTTGAAGTGCCTTAGCTTGTTCACCAAGAGCTTTGTATGCTTCTTTAGCTCGTCCTTTAGTAGACTGTA